TCCCCGCCTCCCAACACCGCTCGAATAATATCTATCGTAAGGAACAGTTTTATCTCGGTCATTTTTTGCCTTGTCTTAATACATGCCACGGAATATCCGGCCGCATCTGCTCCGCCCTAACTGACAGCCCCAGATCACGGGCTAGTTTTTCTAGCGCAGGCACGCGGTCCGCAGGTATTCTGTTGTTCCTAGACCACAGGCTCACTGCTTGGCTGCGGATACCTAGATACTGACCCACTACTGTGGGGCCACCGAGTTTGCGAATTATTTGGATAGTGTTCATGGTTCGGGATGATAGCTATACTATCGAGCCAGCGCAAGCTCAAAATTGTACAAAAAAAGACTTGCAGTGTTTGATAGCCATGCTATCATGCTCGTCACTTGAAGGAGAACTCAGGATGAAAAAGACACCTAGCTTTAATATTTTGGATGCAGAGTTTAAATGGGTACCGGCTGCTAAGACTGATATTCGTAAACGATTTAGAAAGATTCAAGCGGAGTTGGCAAAGCAGGCAAAGCTTGAAGAACCAACGGTAACCGACAACGTGACACCGATCAAGAGGTTTAAGTAATGCAGGCAAGCTACCGCACTTTCACTAACGAAGAACTGCTAGAAGAGTCTGATCAGCACCTTGCGAATCCGCTAATAGCGGAGCTGGCGCAAAGATTTCAGAACGTATTAGATACACCGCCAGAGGTGATTCAGTATCCAGATTGTGACTGCAACATAAACGACTAATAATAAGAAGGATGGCAAATGATTAAGTTGGAACTTACTATTTTCTCAGCCGCTGAGATGATCGCTACTGCACGCTACCTTGAGGCGATGGCAGCTGCACGCGAAGAAGAACCGGGCCCCAGTGCAATTCTTGGCGGCAACCCTGTTCAGCCTAAGAAACCGGCTAAGGTTAAGAAGCCTGAGCCTGAGCCAACACCGGAGCCTGAGCCAACACCCGAGCCTGAGCCAACACCCGAGCCCGAGCCGACACCCGAGCCCGAGCCCGAGCCGCCACCCGCGCCGGTCATTACTGTTGAAGCTGTTCGAGCGCGAATGTCTAAGTTAATTGATTCAAATAGGCTTGATGTTATTCAGGCTGCGCTTACAAAGTTTGGGGCGATTAACGTGTCCGGCGTAGCGCCATCTGAGTACGACGATTTTATGGCAGAACTGGAGAAAATCTAATGGCAAAAGTTACAGTAGTAGTCTGGGATGAAGACGGCGAAGTAAAGACAACGGGCGACATCGATCCGCCTGATGCGGTGACAACCGGTGAAGTTACACCGGCTGCAATCATCGGCTTGTTCCTTCACTCGCATATGGCCCAGATATACAAAGCCGCGATTGAGTGGGGCCAAGGTAAGACCACCGACCCTGAAGAGCCGGTCGATGTGGCGCCGAAACTGTACATACCAGACGCGGATATCAAGCGATGAAAGAGTCAACCATTCAAGCCTTATCGGCTTTAATCACAGGCACCGTGCTCTGGTTTGGTAGCGCGTTTGCTGTCGGTCTGTGGCTTGGCCTAGTTGCCGGCTGGGCGAGAATGATTTACAGGGGTATGTTATGAATGAGAAAGAAGATCAGGACCTGCGTGACATCTTTGCGGCCTTTGCCATGCAGGCATTGGTGCCGCTAGGTTACCGCGACGAGGCGCCTAAGATCGACGTCGCTATGGCGGCCTACGATGTGGCCGACGCTATGCTACTGGCAAGGAAAGTCAAATGACTGCACACGCAAAGCTATCCGCGTCAGGGTCTGAGAAGTGGATGACCTGCACGCCAAGCGCACGCCTCGAGGAGAACTTCCCTGATGACGAGTCTGAGTTTGCAAAGGAAGGCACGTTTGCGCATGCTGTCTTTGAGCAACAGCTGCTGACCTTCCTCGGTCGTGAGGTCGACCCGTTGGAGGACTCGTACTTCGACACGCCTGAGCTACGCGACTACGTGACGGAGGCCGTCGAGTTTTGTATCGAGCGGATCAAGGAGGCTTATAAGCGTTGCTCCGACCCGCGAATTTTAGTTGAGCAGCGTTTGGATTTTAGCGAGTGGGTACCTGAAGGTTTCGGCACTGGCGACTTGGTGATCGTTGCTGACGACCTGATGGAAGTGCTCGACCTGAAATACGGCAAGGGTATCTTTGTCGGTGCCGAAGACAATAGCCAGATGCGTCTGTACGGCCTCGGTGCCTATAACGAGAACTCGCTACTGTACGACATCAAGTCTGTACGGATGACCATTCTGCAGCCGAGACTGGATAACTATAGCAGCGAAGAACTGCCGATCAATGACCTGCTCAGCTGGGCTGAGGACAAGGTCAGACCGAGAGCCGCTCTTGCTTGGGCCGGTGAAGGCGAGTTTGTTGCGGGTGATCATTGCTCTTCGTGCTTTTGCAAGGCGCGTTTCCAGTGCGCTGCGCGTAGTGAGCAGGCTCTTGCCTTAGCTAAGCAAAGCTTCTCGATGGTCAAGCCTGAGCTGCTAACAATTGAGCAGGTGGCTATGGTCCTTGAGCGAGGCGAGACTGTGTCGAAGTGGGTGTCTGACGTGCAGAGTTATGCTTTAAAGCAGGCCGAGAAAGGTACCCGGGTGCCGGGCTATAAGCTTGTCGAGGGCCGCAGCAATCGGCGGTACTCGAGTCAGGACTTGGTTGCCGAGAGGTTGAGAAAACACGGCTTCGAAGAGGCAGCTATCTATGAGCGGAGCTTGCTTGGCCTGACAGCCATGAGCGCCGCTCTTGGTAAGAAACAATTTGATTCACTGCTGGGCGACTTGATTGAGAAGCCGACCGGTAAACCGGTGCTAGTACCAGTTGCGGATAAGCGTGACGAACTAGATCAGAATCATGGATTTTCGGCGATTGCCGATGACCGCAGCTGAGTCGGTAACTCAGCACTTAAACGCTAGGAGCGAACAATGGCAACAGAAGCACACAAAATTATCCTTAATAATGCACGCCTTTCGTATGCATACATTTTCGGTGAAGGCAAAACCGGCGACAACGGCAGACGCAGCTGGAGCACGACCGCTTTGATCCCAAAGAACAGCCCGCAGGTGCCGGCCATCAAGGCTGCAATCGACGCGGCTAAGGTGAAGGACGCGCAGAAGGTAGGCAAGACCGGCATCAAGTCGCCTTTGCTGGACGGCGACACGAAGGACGACGACGGTGCGTTTAAATACGCCGGCGCCGAGAACCGTGGCATGTACCTGCTGCGTTGCACGAACTACAACCGTCGTCCGGTAGTAGTTGATCAAAACGTGCAGCCAGTGATCGACCCTGACACGGTCTATTCGGGTTGCTACGCGAACGTGCAGGTGACTTTCTACGGCTACAACAGTGGCACGAACAAGGGCATTTCCCCGGGCCTTGACGCTATCCAGAAAGTCAAAGACGGTGAGCGGTTGTCGGGCGGTAACGTGGACGCTGCAAACGTATTCACTGCGGTTGCGGACGACTTCATGGCTTAATGTTTTACGGGGGAAAGCGGATGCCAAGACCGACTGCTGGTGTGTCGCACGGGACTCTGCAAAGAGCGGTGAGCATGTAACAGACACAGGTGCAGCGAGTACCCCACCTTTTAATTGGAGAACACTATGGAATTTACTAAAGAACCAAAATGGTTTAGAGAGCGTGTATTTTTTGATCAACCTGCAAGCTTGGTCATCGGCGAATACAAAGATTATGTCGTACCGTACAACCCGGCTTTACTAGCCTCAACACACAAACGTCGCGCCGAAGCGATTCGGAAACGTCCTTAATGAATAGCCCAGCCGGAGGTGGCGCACATAACACCGGCAGCGGGGGCCACGTCATCTTTCTAGTCGTCGTTCAGCGTGGTGACCCCGTACTTCATAACTCATAGGAAATCAAATGACCAAACCGCAAATTATTAATATCCAGATGGTGCCGGCCGGTGTCGAGCTGGTACTGCAAGCATTGAACAAGTTGCCTCGTGAACAAAGCGACGGCCTGTTTATTGAAATCTTTGGGCAGTACAAGGCTCAGGTTTTACCGCCGGCTGAAGCTGAGGAGCCGACCGAGTGACAACCCTACGTATTGACCTCGAGACTTATAGCAGCGTCGACTTGAAGAAGTGCGGCGTGCATAAGTACGCAGAGTCGGATGACTTCGAGGTCATGCTGTTTGCCTATGCATTCGACGACGAGCCAGTGACCGTCGTCGATCTGGCAATGGGGCAGAAGTTGCCGGCAAGGGTGGTCTCGGCTATCAATGACCCGGCTATCATCAAGGCTGCCTATAACGCGGCCTTCGAGATTACCTGTTTGAATTGCCACTTTAAAATGCAACTTGACACAACGCAGTGGCGTTGTACTAGCGTGCATGCTTTATATCTTGGCCTGCCCGGCAACCTTGCTGACGTCGGTAAGGTCATGGGTCTTGCAGCCGACCAGCAAAAGAAGTCGATTGGCTGGCAGTTGATCCGTTACTTTTGCCTGCCATGCAGGCCGACGATTAAGAACGGTGGCCGCACTCGCAACCTGCCTCATCATGACCCGGCCAAATGGCAGCTGTTTGTAGATTACTGCGCCGGCGACGTGGTCGCTGAGAGGGCGATTGCCACAAGGCTGGCCAAGTTCCCGGTCCCTGCGAAAGAGTGGCGCTTGTGGGCCCTTGACCAGCGCATGAATGCATACGGCCTGAAGCTTGACCGCGAGCTGGTGACGAATGCCATTGCGTGCGACGGTATCTTTAAAGAGCGGATGCTTGCCGAGGCGGTCCAGCTGACCGGCTTATCTAATCCGAACAGCCGCAACCAGTTGCTTGCTTGGTTGCAGGCTGAGGAAAGCGAAGACATCAGCGACATTACTAAAAAAAACGTCCCTAAAATTCTCGAAGCAACCGACAGCGCGATAGTGCGTCGAGTGCTCAAGCTGCGCCAAGAACTAGGCAAGACCAGCGTCTCGAAGTTTGCGGCAATGGAGCGTGCGGTCTGCAAGGACCATGCGGTCAAGGGTTTGACCCAGTTCTACGGTGCTAACCGCACCGGTCGTTGGGCTGGCCGTCTCGTGCAGGTGCAGAACCTGCCACAGAACAAGCTCCGGGATATTGACCTAGCCCGTCAGATGGTCAAGGCCGGCAAGTATAACCAGCTCGAGATGTTGTTTGGCAACGTGCCTGACACCTTGTCTCAGTTGATCAGGACAGCGTTTGTTGCACGGACCGGATGCAAGCTTGTGATCGTTGACTTTAGCGCCATCGAGGCCCGCGTCGTGGCTTGGTTGGCTTGGTGCAAGTGGCGTCTCGAGGTGTTCAATACGCACGGCAAAATCTATGAAGCTTCGGCTGAGCAGATGTTTAAGCTGCCGCCCGGTAGTGTAGACAAGCGTTCACCTTACCGGTTCAAAGGCAAGGTCGCCGAACTGGCGCTAGGCTATCAAGGTGGAGCAGGCGCACTGATCACGATGGGCGCCTTGGACATGGGTCTTACTGAGGAAGAGCTCGAGCCGATCAAGGTTGCATGGCGTACTGCCAACCCGGAGGTCGTCGAGTTCTGGTACGACTGCGAGGCTGCGGCCAAGGCCGCTGTAGCCAATAAGACCGTGCGCGTGCTGAAGGTAGCAGGCGGCAAAGCCGAGCTGCAGTTTAGCTACGTGTCCGGCATGCTGATGATCCGCCTTCCGTCAGGCCGCGCTCTGGTGTACTCCAAGCCGCGCATCGAGGGTTCGGATTTGAAGCGCGATAAGAGCGACGGCACGAGCTTTACCATCGCACGGGCGGGGTCATTGACGTACGAGGGGATGGACCAGAAGACAAAGCAGTGGACCAGACTCTCGACCTACGGCGGCAAGCTGGTGGAGAACATTACTCAGGCGATTGCAAGAGACCTTCTTGCCGAGTCGATGCTTGCACTTGACGACGAGGGATACACCCAGCTTACTACCGTGCATGACGAGATCATCATGGAGGAGTTGATCGACGGACCGAGGAACGTGAAGACAGCCGAAGAAGTGATGGGCCGGCCTGTCTCATGGGCACCCGGCTTACCGCTACGAGGCGATGGATTTGAGACGCAGTACTACATGAAGGAGATTGATTGATGGCTGACGTAGACGCAATTTTAAGTGAGCGCGGAGTAAGGTACGGACTGTTTAAGAACCATGCAGGCATATCGCAAAAACTTAAATTCGAGATGCAAGTCCATGAAGGCTGGAACCGATTGGATAGTGATCAACGTGAGGCGCTCGAGATGATTGCCCATAAGATCGCCCGCATCTTGAACGGTGACCCAGACTATGCTGATTCATGGGTTGATATTGCCGGTTATGCGCAGCTTGTCGCAGGCCGACTTGAAGGGAATATTCGATGACTTTACCCAAAGTTTTGTCACCGGAAGACTTAGCTCCAATATTGCACAAAACCGTAGAGACCATTAAAGTCGACGTCAGGCGTCGGCCAGAGTCCCTACCGCCAAGGATTAAGATACCCGGCAGCGGTAAGATGCTGTGGCTTGAGGATGATGTTATCGCGTGGCTTAAAAACTGCCGCGTGAAAAAGGATAATTAATATGCGACGTATTCGACCAGACGGAAACTTCATCGCTGCTTATGCGGAACGTATGCGACATTTGCTGCAAGAGCGTGCCGCCGTACCGCACGAGGAACTCGAGTATCTGGTCGAAGCAATTTCCAAATTGAAAGATGAAAGACTTAAAACTTGCGTTGCGGAATTAATTGGATGGGGCGATGAAGAGCGGGCAGAGATCGAAACCTTTGTTGCCATCGCATTGGAAGTAATGAAGCGCACGAACGTATCAAAGCTTCGAGAATGTGCGCAGCTTGTTGAAATTAAATATTGGGTAAAAGATGATGGACAGAGTAAAGATGACACTGGCAGTTGACATGTCTACAGGTGAGCGGTTCTGCACCCACTGCGCTTCACGGCGGCCCCTGCGTACAGGCGGTGAGTGGGTACATAGTAGAGATGGATTAACGCGCCGCTGGAAATGCGGTGAATGCTGGCAGAAAATAATAGAGAGACGTAATGATCGCTCAAGTAACAACTGATCAGCTGTATTTTAGAGACCCTGATATTGACCCACCTCCGCGTGCGGTCAGCCTGCTGCTATTGAATCCCGGTGGCGTGCTGATCGTGGGTAATTGGACTGATGATTGTTTAGGCTGGTGTCCGAAACCACGCGTACCTCGCAGCATCAAAGACAAAATCACAGGAGAAAAGAAATGATTATACGAGCAACGGAGATGACAGAGCCCCTTAGAAAAAGAGGCAGGTCAGCAAGCAAGGACCATGTGTTGTTTGACTATTTGATTAAGACTTACAACCTGAAAAACAATGCGGGCTTAGCTGAAGCGATTGGGCTTCTTGAGCCGACAGTTAGCCGCATGCGAAACAAAATACTTCCTGTCTCAGCGGCCACAATCCTTGCCATCCACGATGCAACTGGGATGACAATAGCAAAGATAAAAGAACTGGCAGCTCAGTCATGAACTACCTTGTTCTTCTATTTATCTTAGGCTCGACGTTAGTCGGTCTCGGGGTATTTTGCGCTGCGATATGCGCAGCGGTTTACCTAATGAGCGAGAACTGATTACTTCTCCGCTTCTCTTACCATGTCGTTTAGTTTTTTCATCTTGCTGGTGATTTTTGTATTAACAATAGCAATCGATTCTTTAGACGCATCACGCTCCTTTAATTCTTTTAAGCGTTTACGCAAATCTTTAATATCGGATTCTATTGAGTTTGCCTTTTCGTATAGGCGTGCTTCCGGGTTGTCTTGGTAGTAGGTGCCAATACTTTCGCGGCGTTTTTTACGACCTTCGATTTCAGCTTCGTGTTTATTAAGCTTAATTAGGTTGTCGTAA